TCGTGCCTGTGGATGAAAATGTAGGTGTGGAAACATGGTGGGATTTGGGGATCGGAGACTCGACTGCTATATGGTTCGTTCAAAGAGTTGGAAATGAATTACACATTGTAGATTATTACGAAACTTCAGGAGAGTCATTAGCACACTATGCTGACAAACTTGAAGATAAAGGCTACGCATATAGTCGTCATGTTGCACCTCATGATATAATGGCAAGAGAATTAGGAACAGGAAAGTCTAGACTTGAAGTAGCAAACGAACTCGGTATAGATTTTGAAGTAGCTCCTAAATTAGAAGTTGATCATGGAATAGAATCTGTGAGAAACTATTTACCATATTGTTATTTTGATAGAGAAAAATGTAAAACAGGATTAGATGCATTAAGACAATATCGAAAACAATGGGATGATAAGAACCAAGTGTTTAAGAATAAACCTTTACACGATTGGTGCTCACACGCAGCAGATGCCTTTAGGTATGGTTGCGTACATGATCCAATTGATACAACAGAATGGAATAAACCAATTAGAGTAGACACAAGGTATATAGTATGAAAAAAATATTTTTATTATTTATATTAGTTACATTGACTTCCTGTGTATCAATAGGAGAAAAATGTACTTACACACAAGAAGGAACTAAAATTAAATCATGGATCTGGTTTACAAAAGAAGTACCAGCAGATCTAGATAAAATGAATTGTAATTAATAATGAAATCAAAACAAGAAATATTATCAGTTTTAAACAGAGAAATTAGTAACGCATCAGGTTTTATTGGTGGCGAATTAGTAGCAAGACGTAAAAAATCATTAGAATATTATTTAGGAATGCCTCTTGGTAATGAACAAGAAGGGCGTTCACAAGTTATATCTAATGATGTTCTTGATACTGTAGAAAGTTTAATGCCATCTTTAATGAGAATATTCACAGCAGGAGATAATGTATTTAATTGTGAAGGTACTGGACCTGAAGATGATGAAATGGCTAGACAATGTTCTGACTATTTGAATTATATTTTTTATAAAGAGAACAAAGGATTTGTAGCCCTATACTCTGCATTCAAAGATGCATTAATACAGAAAAATGGAATTTTAAAAGTTTATTGGGATGATGCAAACAAAACTGAAAGAGAAGAATATACAAGATTAACAGAAGATGAGTTTGCAGATTTAATATCTGATCCAGAAGTTAAAGTTAAAAATCATACAGAATTCGAAGAACCTATCTTAGATGAAGATGGAAAAGAATTAGATAAAGTAAATTACCATGATTGTGTAATTGAAAGAACAAAATTATATGGACAAGTTCGAATTGAACCAGTTCCTCCTGAAGAATTTTTAATTGAAAGACGAGTTAAAGATATAGATTCAGCTAACTTTGTAGCTCATAGAACTAATAAAACTAGATCAGAATTAGTTGAAATGGGTTATGATAAAGATTTAGTGATGGGATTACCAACAGGTGATTCTGATTATACAAGAGAAGATAAGTTTGTTAGACATCAAAATGTAGATTTTTCACATGGAGTTCAAGAAGGAGATAAAAGTAGTGCAGATATATTAGTCCATGAATGTTATCTTAGAATGGATGTTAATGAAGATGGTAAATCAGAATTAGTTAAATTTCTTTTAGCAGGTGATGGTAATCATACAATATTAGATATGGAAGAAGTAGATACTATTCCATTTGTATCTATGACTCCAGTTATCATGCCACACAGATTTCATGGAAGATCTGTATCTGAACTTGTAGAAGATATACAACTTATTAAATCTACTGTTATGAGACAAATGTTAGATAACATGTATCTAACTAATAACAATAGAGTAGCTGTCCAAGATGGACAAGTGGCGATGGATGATTTATTAACCAATCGCCCTGGTGGAATAGTAAGAACTAAACAACCACCTCAAAATGTAATGATGCCTCTTCCGATGCAACCTCTTACAGAACAAGCTACAGCAATGTTGGGTTATCTGGATTCCGTCAAGGAAACTAGAACAGGAATTACCAGACAATCTCAAGGGCTAGATTCTAATACACTAAATAAAACAGCGACTGGACAAAACCAAATTCTAACACAATCACAAATGAGAATGGAGTTAATCGCCAGAATCTTTGCTGAAACAGGTGTGAAAGATCTAGCCTTAAAAATGTTTGAGTTGGTATGCAAGTATCAACAAAAAGAAAAGATAG